TTCGGCGCTGAGCCCGCACTCGGTCTTAATGCGCGCCAGCACTTCGCGGGTCAGATCTTCCGGGCCCGCGCCAATCAGTGATTCCGGCGTCGCAGGCGCGCCGTCGATTGCCATACCCCGGACATCGACCAGTCCCCAGTCGAGGTACGCGCGATCGATGTGGCTCGCAATCACCGACGCTTCCACCCGATCCCGAAGTTCGGCGCCCGCCTCTCGAAACTCGAGCGCTGCGCCCAGGGCCCGGATGCGCTCGGCCAGCTCCAGACGCCGGCCGAAAGACATTTTTCGGATGGCAAACGTCACGCCGGGGTAGATGCCCGACTCGCATTCAGTGATGCTGCGATAGCGGCGCCGTTTAACCAAACGCAATAGAGATCTCATCGTCGCCCGTTCCTTGTGCGCGGCAATTCTGAAATCGCCACTGTAAGCGCGTCTCGCTGTCGTCATACTGCGGCGCATCCGCGATGACGCTGTTCATGAACATCCCGAAGAGCTGTTGTGGTTGCTCGCCAAGTTGAATCATCACGCCCATCGGCGACGTCTGCCGCGCTGCCTGATACAACGCCTTCGTTGCGTCATCATCCTGCGCGTATACCGCAAAGTCGAACGAGACATCGCGCATACCGGGAGCGATCGCGCGTGGCAATTGCGAGCCGAATTCGTGCGCGCGAAGGTCGACGTTGTTATCAATTGCGAGCGATGCGTCCACCAGGGTGAAGAACTGCGTCGGCGCAGCGCCGATCCAGGCCTGCCCCAGGTGGCCCGGTATGATCGCATAGTCGAAACCGGCCAGCGCAGGCTCCGCGGGATAGGTTTGCAGGCCCGCCTGCCCGGCGCTGAAGCTCGAGCTATCGACCAGATCTGCCGCTGCTCCGCTGAACGTGAACTCATGGAAATCGCCGTTCACCTTGATTGACACCTGATCGATCGCCGAACCTGCCAGAATCCGGTGCACGGTCGAACTCGGCGACCAGTAATCGAAGATGCTCGCGCTCGGTAGCACCGGCCCGGGGCGATAGGTCACCGTAGCGCCGAGGGAAGCTCCCACAGTTGGCGGTATCGTAAACGGCGCATTGAGTTGAACGGAACTCGGGTTGACGATGCCGGTCACGAATCGCATCTCGCTGCCGGATGTGATCGCCTGGCCGGCCGTCAGTCCATGAGCGCTCATGAACGATAACTGGGTTCCGTTTGCGCTCGCCGCTACTCCGCCGGCAAAGGTCAACGCCGGTCTGCCCAGTGCTGCCTGGAAGAGAGCGCCGTGTCCCGGCGGCTGGCTGGTCTCGCCCCAGGCGGTCATATACGTGCTCAGGTCGAAGCTCGTCTTCCGCCGCGTGGTCGTGGGCACGCCCAGGAACGTGCGAGTTCCGGTTTTATCGCGGCGTGTCGCCGCATCCCGCTGGTGCTTTGCCTTCAGGCGCACCGCGGATATCCGGTGCAGGCTCGTGATTTGCGGCGCGGAGCCGTAGTCCTGTTCGAGCGCCACATAGAACCGGTTATCGTTCGATGAAATGTAAGTTGACATTGCTCAAGTCCTTGCCGCGGCCTACTGGCTCACATCTACTTCGAAGCTGATCTTCACCGTCTGGATGAAGTTCTTGCCGCCATGCTTCACTGGCGTGAATGAAAGCTCATATCCGCCGGAGTAGAACATCCCCTGGCCCCAGTTGCCGCGGCTTTGATCCAATACATCCGTGATCGCATCCGCCAGCGTTTGTGAGCGCTGCTCCAGTCCCTCCAGCCTGTCCTGCGACATCCGCGCTTCCGCGACCATGCGCACGGTTCCGGAGAAGCGTCGGAATTTCTCTCGAAGCGAGTTGGTCACGCGATCGCAGTAAACGTGCACTGCCGGATATTTGGCGCCGGCCGTTTTCTCCGTGACATCGGCGGCGACATTTTGCGCGATGATCTGACCGCCGGACACCGCCGGCATGGTGATTCCCGCGGCCTCGGCTGCCTGCGTTAAGGCGCTGCCGACGCCGGACGAACCCGACAGAATGTCCAATACATGACGTCCGACTGTGGTTCCGATAGCGGCCATGGCTAACCTCGCAGAAGAAATTGCCGCTCGGCGACAAAATAGTCCGCCATTTGTCCGTTGCCTGGCCCCACTCCGGCAATGAGCGAGCTGCCCATTACCCACAGCGCGGCTACATCCAGAAGAGTCGCATTCTGGGCTTGCACGTCATTACGGTCCGCCCCGGCATACAAGTTCCATCCGCGCATCCCTACGGGCGGTGCGTCGATGTGTACGGAGTCGCCGGGCCCGAGTGAAACCGAAACAGGATCGCTTGGCGCTCCTTCGGAGCCCGAATCGTTTACCCACGTAACCTGCAGCCAGTAATCGGCTCTCAGGACCGGATCGGAGGCCTGAGCCACCTGCGGTGGATTCGCCTTGGGCGTCGGCTGTGACACAATCCCGATTCCGATCTCGAAGGTGCGCTCTCCGGCCTCTTTCGCGAGCTGCGTGTACGTCTTCCACCGGCCGGCGTAGCGGTCATTGAGTTGGCTGTTGTAAGCGTCGCGATAGAGAGCAGTAAGCGTCGCCAGCGCATGCCACCGTCGCAGGGGCTGCGTCACCACGACATCAGACAACCCGATCTGGCGCCGCCGCGATTGCGTAACAGTTGTACCCGATACGCCGCCCCAGCCTGATCCGCTTGTGTCCGCCGGGCCCTGAAGCAGCAAGAACGAGAAGATTTCTTCGCCGATTTCCTCCGCCGCGATGGCAAGCTTTGCGTCGAGGTCAATTCCTTCGTCGCTTGCCACCTGATCGATCGCGCTGTCATATGTGCGCAGGTACGCGATATCAGCCGGTGTGCCGTCCGTGAACAGTGCCATGAGCGCCTCAGCCCTTCGGCCCCCGGAAGCGTTCCCGCAGGGCGCGCAATTCGTGCTCTGCGATCACGGTCACCTGCATCCTGGCCGCAGCCGCGGCCTGTTCGGCGCGCGCCCGGGTTTCGGCTATCTCCGCGCGAAACTGATCGGCCTCTTCCGCCGTTGCCAGGCGCGCTTTCCCATCCACCACCAACCTCGCGGCGCGTTCTCGCGACGTCTCGCTCCGAACGCCTGCTTTGCCCCCGTCCGGCGTCTCGTGGCTGATGACAATGACATGCTCATCGGGGATGTTCTTGATGACGTCCCTGACTTTTTGGTAGTAGGCTCGTAAGTCCACCGTACCCTCCTTGAACAAAAAAAGGTCCAGCGTTTCCGCCGGACCTCTGGTTGCAAAACAATGTGGGGCAGGCCCCCGGCCTGCGGCGGCCTCTCAGGCCGCCTCCACCATTGCGACTAGCTCAGGATCTGAACGCCGAAGCCGTTCCGCAGTACGCCGACGCCGTACAGCACATCGACCGTGAACTGCTGAGCCAGCGTGTTCGGCTGATAGCTCATCGTGACGCGCATACCGAAGTTGCCGAGCTCGGCGTACTCCGAAATGGCGCCCGTGCCGGGAAGCGGCTGGGGCAGACGGCGCACCACCAGGCCCATCGCATTCTTCGTGAACGCGATATTGTGGACCGTCGACGGAGCAGTGCCGGTCTTGCTGACGAACTGCGAACGGAAGATGTAGAAATCCTTCATCTTGCCGACCGCGCCATCCACCAGCGCGCGCAGGCCCGCTTCGCCCGCGTTGTGGAATTCGCTGAAGCGCGGAATCTGGCGCAGAGCCGAATAGGTGTTAGCATCCACCACGAGGAACTTCGACTCGCTGGCCGGAACCTTTGCCTGGAACAGAGCTGTTTCGGCGGAATCAATCAGCGCTTCCGTGACCGCCGTACCGGCCGTGCCCAGGGGGGCGTTGGACGTGAACTGCGAGCACAGGCCGAGCAGATCGGACTCGATCTTCTCTGCGAGAGCGACCACAGCCGGCTGCATGTACAGCTTCAGCAGGTCCGGAACTGCGATCACCTTGGTCACGTCCGGAATCTGGAACGTGGATTCGGCGTGCGTGTTAAGAACGATCTGCGCATTCCCGAGGTTCGGGTTCTGCGTCTGCACCGTTCCGCCCTCGGCAAGATTGTTCGCCACGAGCGTCGGGGGAATCGGCACATTGACCGTGTCGCCCGCCTGAGCCAACGTCGGCTCGTAATCGCGATTGACCAGGTTACCCATGACGAGGTTGCCCATCAAAGCCGGTAGCGCATCCGCCGCCACCAGCTTGCAGATCGCGTTCGCGACATTGGCCGATGTAATTGCTGGCATTCTGCTTTTCTCCTTTTGTCTTCCGCGGCCCGTCTCAGTGACAGGAAGCCGCTTCTCTCGCCTGACCTGAGAGGAGGCTGAAAACGGGGCCAGTCTGTCCCCGGTTTTCAGCAACCTCCTATAGCGCCCGCAGCGTCTGCGACGCGACGCGCGAGATTTCGTGGCGGACTCGCTCTAGCTCTTCGGCACTCATGCCCGGCTTGATCTTGTCCAGGTCGACGCCACTTCCGCCATTCACGGGAGCTTGCGAAAATCCGTTCGCGCCCGATCCGCCCACCATGCGGGCGGGCAGCAGTTCCGGGTTCTCCGAGACGAACTGCCGCAGATAGTCGTGGAGCACCACTTCCCCCGCGTCAGTGCGCGCTATCAATCGACCATCTTCCGCGCGTTGAATTTCGTCTTTCACGGCGCGAAACGCCAGATCGACTTTGTTCACGCCCAGACGTTGCAATTCCGACCGGATAGCGCTGCTGCGCTCCATCTCCTCAGCTCGTTGCCGGCTGCGCTTGTTCTCTTCTACAAGCTCGTTCAGGCGCTGCTCGAGTTGCTCCCGCCGCTTCCGTTCTTCGGTCAACTCTGCCTTGTACGCCGGCTCCGCCTTCGTCTGTTCGAACCTGACGAATTCGCTAATCGCATCTCGAATGACCGTCTTCATATCAAACTGCTCTTGATCCATACGCCTCCTAAAGCCGATAGCAGCCCTATAAGCCGCAGCGACGAGTCACAAGCCCAATGTGTGAGCCACCAGACACCCGACCGCTTGCTGGCGCGCGGTTCTGTAGACCCAGCACTGAACCCCGACCGTAAGGGAGGGGCCATGCTAATGCTCTTTCCGCAACAAGCGCCAGCCTAGTCGTTAGTTACTAATCACTAGCCGGTAGCCGGTAGCCGGTAGCCGGTAGCCGGTAGCTGATAGCTAATAGCTGATAGCTGAAAGCTGAAAGCCGACCGCTAACTCGCTCCGCCATCAATCTCCGCCGCGATCCTGTCCTTGATGTCCTGCCGTACGTCGCACAAGTACTTCAATGCGAGCCGCCGCTGCATCTGTCGAACGAACGTCG